GTCATCTTCATCCGTCTTTTTTGGTTTCGGATCTTCTTCTTCGTCCGGATCTTCTTCCTCATCATCTTCGTCATCATTTTTGACAACGACATTTTTAGGAATATTGTTGTAAGTTATAGACGAAATACACGCTGCCACATCTATGTTTTCATCTTCCTGTATTCGTGGGAATAATTCCGCCGCATCCTTTGCCGACAACCACGTTTCATCAGACATTTTCTGTTTGATGTCATCTTCGGTGATATTTTCAGCGACATTTTCCATGTATGTATCAACAATCGTTTGTTCGATGTTTTCCAATCTGTCCGCTGTTTCACGCAAATCGTTGGCATTTCCCATTGCATACGTCCACGCTTTGTGGATCATCAAATAGGAATTTGCCGGCATAATGATTTCATCACCTGCCATAACAATGACAGACGCAATAGATGCCGCCAAGCCGTCAACATACACTGTTTTGTGTGCTTTATGTCGTTTCAGCATATTATAAATAGCATTGCCGGCAAACACGTCACCGCCGTTACTATTCACATAAATGTTTAACTGACTGACATTTTCACATTCTTTCAACAGTGTGGCTACGTCAGATGGGCATTTATCATCATTTCCCCACCATTTATCCCCATCATTTCCGACTATATCGCCGTAAAAATAAATATCGGCTGAATCATCGGTCTGATTTCGGATATAACAGTTAAAACTATTCTGTTTCTTATTTCTGTGTCTTGACATTTTTCTGATTTCCTCCTTCCATAGCAACTTTTAACGGTATCATATTGCCGTTAATTAGGTATGCATTACCGCCTTCGTCTTCGGAAATATGTGGCATATCTTCCTTACTGCGTATATCATTAGCGGATAACCAGCCGTTTTGTCTGGCTTTCGCATAACCTTCCATTCTTTGTGAAAATGTCGCTCGTAGCACGACATCAACATTGAATTTGAAAAAATATCCTTGTTGAAGTTCTTCTGATGTTAGCAATTTACTTGCCAATTCTTCTTCCAAACCCTTTAGAATAACCAACATTGTGTCGGTCAAAAATGCTTGTTGCTGTGCTTCACTGTTTGCATAGCTTGATTTCTCATAATCGTTTAGCTGATTCGGTTTAATTCCGAATGCTCCGGCTATTTGCAATGCCGTATATTTTTTTAATTCTAAAAACTGTGCGTCTGTCAATTTCAAATTTAACGGATTTAACTTCATTCCGGCAGGAATCGGAATAAACGTTAATGCACTGTTCGCCGATGTTGCCGTTTCAATAGTGCTGATTAATTTCTTTCGCAACTCTTCATTCAAATCTGCCGTATATTCAACAGCAACTTTACCTGTCAAACCTGATTCATATAAATTCTTGATAAATCTTTGGCTGTCCATTGCTCCGTCAATCGTCAGTGCCAGCACATCCTTAACCGCCAACCCCATAATGCCGTCAAACGTCATATATGTTTTAAAATGCAATATTTCATCAGTGCTGAATTTATATACCTTTCCGGTTACCGGTTCGGAATATATATACCAAACTCCGCCATTATCATCTATTAACTTCGCATTGTCATCATAGACTGTCATATATCGGTTGTCCAATATTAACAACTCAGGCTCTTTGTTCCGTGCGATATATACATAACAATTTCCGTAATGATACATCACCGTTACAACTGTTGCCCAAAATGTCGTTGCAGTCATATTCTTATTCGGTCGTACTTTCAGCACATTGTATAATGCTGAATTTTTTGCCTTACTGACACCTTTCGGTGTTTCCTGATACATCTTTAACGGCAACTTTGCAACCGCCTCAGACAACGTTTTTAGACAGGTGAAATATGTCACTTCCGACAATTTACTATTCCGTATACTGCCGTACTGCGTCCAAAATCGTTCATCTAACAATGATATTGTCGTTGTATCATGTGTCAGTGCATAAAATGCCGATTTTATTCTGTTAAAAAATTTCATTATATCTGACCTCTCAACATTTCTTCATATTCTGCCAGTTGTGCCGCTGCTATTGCGTTGACATCAACATAATTCAATTCATGTGTATATGCTCTGGTGTGTGCTATTATCAGTGCCATTGCAGGATCAATTTTATTGATACTTTTCGCCTTATTTGGTCTAACATTACCGTTTTCATCAAACGTAACTACGGTATTTCCAACCGCCCACTTCAACATCGGATCATCAAAATGTATTAATTTACGGTCTTCAATCGTTATCCCCAATTCCTTGGTTGGCTCTGACAATGTTTTAAATCCTTGTCTGACTTCAACCACTTTCATACCCTCGTCAATCAGATGTGACATTAACTGCGTTGCGTTCCACGGATCTAAGCAGACTTCCAAAATGTCATACTTTTCACGCATCCTCAAAATATAATCTTCGATATAGTCAAAATCAACTGCATTGCCGGGCGTTGCCGTTATATATCCCATATCAATATACCGTTGATAATCAATGTGATGTTTCTGTGAATTATCAAAAATCTTATCTTCCGGTATAAAATCATGGTGCAACACTGCGAAATATCCGTCACTTAGTGGAAATTCAAAAACGACGCTTGCCAAGTCGTTACGCACAGACAAATCGCCTGCGGCATAACACTTTTTACCGATTAAATCTTCTTTGGTGATTTTCAAAGTCGGTGGTTTGTTGTACTGCTCCATATTCGCCCATGAAGCGGTATCAGTAACCC